AATTCCTTGCCAGATATGTTGATATAATCATATGGTATACTTTCTATTTTGTCCGCAGCTTTTTCAATCTTAGCTTTATCAGCCTTGGTTTTAAAACATTTTCCTGTAGCTATATTATTGATATCTATACCGCTAAGGCTCGCAAGTATCCTGTTAAGATGATCCTCTTTTGACATCTCTGTGTCTAACATTAGCACGGGTATTCGTAATTTACCCGCCACATGCATAGCGACGTTGTCGCCAAACATGCTTTTACCGACTTTTGGTCTAGCCGCGATTAGATCTACGCACTTTCTTCTAAACCCTCCCCCTATGCTGAAGTCGAACCTCTGGTATCCGCTGGGAATCCCAAGTATATCGCAAGGGTTCTCTTCCAGATGCTGTATGTATTGTTCTATGTCCTGCCCAAGAGGAAGTGGCGTACTGTCTTCCTCCCTGTTTAACGAGGACGAGAAATCTAGGATGGGTTTTTCAGCGATGTTTATTATCTCGCTGATTGTCTCGTCTCCATCTACCGTGGAAACATCGTTATAGATTTCCTTAGAGATTCTCTGTAGGTCTCTAGCAAGCTGTAGCTTTCTTACTTTGATGGCATGAGATCTGACATTCGCTAGCTTGATAGGGAAATTATATACGGCTCGAAGATGTTCAAGTCCTGCTTTACTGTTAAGATTCTCTTGTAGGTTGAGATCGTTGGCGGCAGCCAATATCGAAGATATGTCTACATGATCAGATTTTTCAAGAACCTTACAAAGACACTTGTATATTATCTGATTTTCTTCAATAACAAAACTGTCGAATTCAACTACCCCGTTCACGTCCACAAAGGCATCTGAGCCATACGAGCACACCCCTGATAGGATGGCTCGTTCAGCGGCTGGGTTGTGCAGTAAGTTCACTTCTATATTCTCATTATACAACTGTCACATTTATAATTCTCTCTCGCGAGAGACGGACTGATTTGAAACTCCTTATTACAGGAAGAGCATTGAATGGATATCTTTTTAAACGCACGCCTATTTCTTTGTACCGGAGGCTTCACGGCCAAAATCTTATCCAGTTCTCGATCTTCAGTCGCCTCCGTTCCGTCATCCACAAAACTGTTTTCTCTATCTCTGATTTCCAGCGGCTCTGCTCTAGAATACTTAGAGGGTTTTCCAGAGGATCTTGTGGAGGTTATAAAATCTTCGGTGTCAGCCTGAGCGTCAGGTGCCACCACTTGTTTCAGTAGGGGATCTTGAACCTCCACCTCTTCCCGAGAGACTCTTTCGCCAGTAAGATCATAGAAACCTTCTGATACTAAGTTCATGTCCTCTTGCTGTATACCCGACTTTATTTTTTCTATTGGGGTCATGAATAAGCCTTTCTTCTTGCTAACTCTAGAAGAGACTCCCCCATCCTTCGAATGTCTCTTATCTTTTCGGACAACCTATCAACTCTAGCCTGTGCATGCTTCCTTATGTTATCAATTTTTGTAGCGAATTCATTATTATTTATTACATGCTGTTGTTTTATTTCATGCTTTGTGTACTTATCAAACTGCCCCATTTCGTTAGCGACAATTTGTCTTAGGGAATCGGTTGCGTAATTTAGTTTAACTAAGTTTTGGTTATATTCTTCCTGTATGTAACTTGCGTAAGCAAAGACAACATAGGAACCAGCGACACAATCTTCCGAAGACAGGTTTTTAAGGTCTTCCATTGTTAGGTTCAACACCCCCACGGCTTCGAGATTAAAGCCTATCACGCAAAGATGCTTGGAATTAATGTAGTCGTCTACCGACCTCTCAAACCTAGCGAGTCTTTCAGCCGCCGTTAATTTTTTGTGACCAGACATCATTACTTTCAGAATATTTTAGAACTGCTATTCTCAGGGAGTTCATTTCACACCAGTCTATCTTGTCTCTATCTCTCTTTCTAGACCGGTAATACTCGCCCTTGGTCTTGTGGTAGAATTCTACAAACTCATAGTGTTGTTGACCATGAACTTCTACGATGAGTTTGTGTGATGGGATAAAAAAATCCGCATAAAGAAGAGAATTTCTACCCTTCCTATTGCTCCCCGGAAGGGAAACTTCCTCTAAAATTCTGTCTCTAGGAAACAATTTGCGCAGAATCTCTCTCGCTCTTAAATGATTCTTAGAGCGATGTCTTTTGTCGTCTTTGTCGGGAACATATTTTGTTAAATTCCACGTTTTATTATTTCCATCGAAACCTACGATTTTCACAAAATATCTTTTAACTCCTTATACAGCAACTGCATGACATCTTCATTTTCATTCATGAATTCATACAATTTGTCTTGACCCTGAAATTTTCTTTCTGACATCTCTTGATATTTTTCTTTATGATTTTCAAGGAATTCACATCTATACCAAGCACCGGCCTTGGAGACAAGACCAAACTCAATCCCCATCATTATAAGTTCTTGTATATTATCAACGCCCACCCCATATCTTATCCAGCTTTGAGCGGTGGAATTTGGAAACCCTCCTGCGGAGGAACATAGAACCTTCCAGTTGACCTGTTGCCCTATACATCTACCCTTGGCCTCCCAAGGTTTTATGTATTCTATTATCAGATTTGTGTCGGCCTGATACTGTATCTTTTTTCCGCCATCAGACAACTTTGTTTTCCTACCCATACCGCTTGTATTTGCAATATAGTGTGTTATAAGAATTATAATCGCCCTTTGTTTGGTAACAACATTGGACAATCTTCTGGTAAAGGCCGCTAAAATCTTAGGAAGTCCTGCTCTGAATTGACCACTAACATCTTCTACCAATTCTCTCTCTGGTATCAGCGCAGAAGCCGAGTCAATGATAACAACACACTCTGGATCACCGCTTACATACTTGACTACAATATCTAAGTATTCTTCTGCGCTCATTGGTTCGTCATTTGATTCAACTACTCGAATTTTGTCAACCTGTAGCCCCTTCACACCTCCAAGATTCATTGCCTTTAATCTGCCTTCTGCATTGATAAAGATAACAGGTCTTGAACCGTTTTCTTCTTTTTGGCAGTTTGCAGCGAATTGCAGAGCCGTGGTTGTTTTTCCCGACTTGGGTTCTCCGGTAAAAATAACCCAGCTACCTTCCTTGATGCCCCCACCAAGCGCAACATCTAATGCTGGGCTAACGGAAATGATTTTGAGATTAGAACTCTCCTCAAAAACATCTAGACCATCTCTTACAACATGACCATACTTTTTTATTATCTCTTTTGTTACAGTGTCATCAAACGTGGTCTTTTTCATTTTAGACATCTAGATCTCGCAGTTTACTTATTTTACTTCTCTTACCGAATGGTTTTTTAGTATTCTTTGTATCGTGAGAAAGATCCACAACTTCTTCTACGGATGCGTCAAGTTTTTTTAGCCTCTTCTCTTCTGCTTTTATTAGGTCTGGCAGCGCAGGAAATCTAAGAGAATATATCTTACGTCCACGGTCACTTTTTAAAGCTTTTACCACCGCTCTTTCATCGTGATCATCGATGAGGCGGTTGGCCAGTACGATCTGATGAGTGTAAATTTTTTTCCATTTTTCTGTGTTCCAAAATTTGTATGCCAGAGAACCTTCATTTGAATTCTCGGCCATTCTTTGACACATCATCTCGGCTATATATTGAGCCGTCGTACAGTAGTCTCCAGTCGAGGGTGATTTGTACCTGCTTCTGTCTGTTCTTTTACCAACCATGTTTAGCTATTAAGCATTCTCCAGCCAAGTGTGGATCTCTAGGCTCTGATGCTTCTGGCTCCAATTCGGGTACGAGCCAACTTTTTACGATTAGAGAACCGTTTTCTTTTAAAGCTCCTGCCATGTATAGATGACGAGTATCGTCACCAAACATAGTCCCCGAAGCGCCCTTGCAAAAGTAATAGCCTATATCCTCTTCCCCAATTGTGACTTCATGGGATCGAAAAACAAGTCTCATTGACGTGATGTGAAGATCATTCTCCTTGCAGTGATTTCTGAGTCTAATCCACGCACTACTCTCTTTTAGTCCCGGCCTTGCGTCGTCTTGATATATCCGCTGACCGTCAGACAGTTCGACCACCCACATAGCGTTTTTATCTGAGAACTCTGCAACATAAGAATCTAGTTCTGTACACACTGTCATGGTTACTTTATCCTATGAATACTACCCTTAAATGATCTCTCTACAGGAGGTTTTGAGTCTTTGGCTCTCTCGGACTTGCCCTCATCAGAAAGCATCGAAGCCGATTCTGTCATTGTAGTAGCTCCACGATCAGTCCTAGCCATAAGATCTGAAACCTTCAGGGTGCTTTCATCCTCCTGATCAGGAAGAGATTCTCTGTACTTTTTAACAATTTCAGAGGATCTATTCAGATCTTTTGACAAGTCTTTTGTACTCAATTCAGTGTTGTTGGTTATGTAAAATTTTTCGGCCTTACTAAGAGGTCCACCTTTTGGATTAGACATCTACCATACTCCTTTCAGCGAGTGATAAAAATGATCTGTTTTTTCCTTCTATGAACTTATAGTAATGTTCAAATACCTGTTCTGAAACTTTTACAAGGCTAAAATCCCTAGATCTCTCTTTGCCAGCAAATATGCCCCACGGATCAAAAAGGACTCCTCGACCATACTTTGCATAATAAGTTGTTCTATTATTTTGCGTGTTTACAACTTTTTTGCAGTAAGCTTTCGGATCATCTTTGCTCGTTTCTTTACCTCTGTGGCTATAATAGAAATGCAAATAAGAATCTGGTTCTGGTAGATCTATATCGATCTCATCGTTTTCATGACGAGCCATTTTTACCTCTAAACTCTAAAATTTTCTTTTGTATTTTGTTTAGGCAGTCCCATTGATCTTTTCCGTCAACATACAATAAAAAATCCTCCCGCAAACCACATTTTTCTAAAGTCTCCTTCGGTATATATCTCGCAGAGCACTCGCCGGTATTCATGATAGTGTGAAGCGATAGATTTATTCTTAATATTGCCCTATGTGGCTTATCTCTTTCTTTCATCACTTCCCCTTTTCGATAAACCTTTTTCTTTGAGATTCTGACATCTTATTTAGTTCACGATTCGAGTACTTGCTATCTTTTTTCCACCAAGAGTCGTCGCTCGACTTCTTATCTTTCTCTCTTTTTTCACTAAGCTCATAGGAACCCATCTTTTTAGTATTCATATCTGCCAAGTGCTCCATCGTTTGAGGCTCACCCTTAACAAAGATATACCCAGAGCTAATGAGTCTTTCCAGCTTATATTTTTTACACGAGGGGCACTTTTTTTTCTTTCCACTTCCCATCTTTTGTTCTATCTCAAACCCCTCCCCGCATGAAGAGCATCTATATTCATAAATTGGCATTTTCTTCACTATTTCTTACGGCATGCTTTATTCTTGATATATACATATCCATTCTTTTCCAATCGTCGCCATACTTATCCCTAGCTTTCACAATATCTTTGCATAAACCGGTAAGTCTAAGAAGATCTTTAGCAAGAGTCTCGACTATCTCATATCCAAACACAGGATTCTTCTTGGTTAAGTCCATTATCTCATTCAGATTATCTTCTGAAAGTTTAATTGTCATCAATAAAGCCTCTCTATTATCGATCCAATTATCGGGTTCCTGACAATATCCTTCACCGTCAATTCCATTATACCGACATCCTGAACGCTGTCAAGACGTGTTATAACTTCGTTGAAATCACAACTAGGCTTCCTTGACAGATCGCTTTGGTGTAGATCTCCATTAATAATTGCCTTGGACTCCCTCCCAACCCTAGTTATAAACATTTTTATCTGATCGAAGGTTGCGTTTTGGGCTTCATCTAAAATCATAAATGAGTTATGAAAATTTCTACCCCTCATATATTCCAGAGGAACAATCTCAATAATGTTATTGTCCAGAAACTTTTTTGACTGTTCTTTAGTAAGATACAGATCCATTTCTTCCAAGACTGGAATCAGATATGGATGTATTTTATCTTTAAAAGAACCCGGTAGAAATCCCAAACCCTGCCTTCCAGACTCTACAACAGGTCTGGTTATTATGATCTTTCTTACTTTGTGTTCACTCAGATATTCACAAGCTAAGCCAACCGATACACTGGTTTTGCCAGTCCCTGCCGGGCCATGACATAGTGTAACTATGTTGTCTGCCATTAACCGTATGTAATCAGCTTGGTTCTCTGTTTTAGGATGAAGGCGTCTTTTTTTAAATTTACGCGCCACTACTTCCGAAGCCTTTCTCGCCTCTTTCTGTTTCTAATAGTTCAGTTACTTCTTGAATATCAACTGTTGGTATTTGCTGTATCACCATTTGCGCTATCTTATCCCCATTTGTTACTATATAATCAACCGGAGTATATGGCCAAAACTGCTTTCCATATCCTGAGTTATGAAGACATATCTTCACTTCACCAGTGTAGCCGCTATCTATTACTCCAGAAAATCTATGTATACCCTTACATCCCATTGATGATCTGTCCCATATCAAGCCAACAAAACCTTTAGGTATAGATAAAGAAATACCAGTACATATAGTTTTTGTTTCTAGGGGCTTAATCTTAACAGTTTCGTCCGCGTAAAGATCTATCCCTGCGTCATATCTATTTGCCTTATTGGGCAACGTGGCCGTATCGGAGAGGCGTTTTACTCGAAGATTAATATGTTTATCGCTAACATAATCTAGTTTTATACGTCCACCGCAAGTGTCGCTATTATTAGTAGGGAAATAAACCATTTTACTCACATGTCCTAATAACTCATATGATCTCACATGATCCACCAGCACAAGCTATCTCTTGTTCTAGCTTCGTGTTGTCTTTTTCCTCTATACAGGTTGTGTAATCAACCGATTCGTAGCTTCTCTTTGTGTCAAGCCATTCTTTCCAATTATAGACATCTTTCATACAATAACTTAACTTTTTTATGTCGCCATCCATGTATTTATCAGCAAAAATCTGACATCTGTTCGCCCAATTCTTTTTACCATTGCCTTTGACTCTGTCTCCAAAGCCCAGTAAGGACTCACAAGCGGCCCAAAGATTGTCTTCCCATAAGTTGAGAGCAACTTCTATTAGCCCGCTTACAAACATGGCTCCATCACCATAATGAGATACAATTTCACTGGGAAGATACACCGTTGTAAACGGTGCTTGCGGATAGTCCTTGTCTCCACTCACAGGTAGCAGAGAGACTCCACAGAAGTATCTTCTATTCTTATAGATAAATTTTTCAACTTCCTGCCATTCGTCGTCTTTGACGTTGATCGTATTAGAAACATTATGCTGAAGAAAATCTTTTACACAAAGAGAGTCGTTTCTTCCTGTCATAACCCAGTTTTGTTGAGTGCTTTTTACATACTCTAAAAGACCAATGGCCCCAATCTTGTTTTTTAGTTTGGAGCCATCGGGAACCTCAATGCAAAAAGATATGACATCATCACTGTCATTGGCAGACCAAACGGATTCTTGGCATGCCCTTGGATTTGTCTTCTTAAAGTGTTGATATATACTCTCCATCTTGTTAGCCTGTACGCGCCTAATGTAACGCTTGGCATGATGTGGATGAATACCGGAGCTAGTCCCTAGAATACAGCTGGCGGTGCCTTCTGGCTTGACGCAGGTAGCCCTAGCTGCCGGATTAATTCCTATCTTCGAAGCAAGCTCCTTGTTTGTCTTCTTTACTACCCTAGCCCCCTCTCTCTGTATGGCTGGGTCTAAACAGATCTCGTGTTGTTCCATTATCCCCGTCATTGAGACTCCCAAGAGGGATTCTCTCTTGAGGATTCTCTCTGTCACTTCTCCAAGGTAAGGCATTTTTGTAAACCCTGCTTGTAGGGTTCCTACTACTGCTGCTGCCCGACAGGACTCAAGAAAATCTTCTTTGGTTTTAACATTGGCGCAGTTGACAGTGCTAAGGTTGCATGCTTGCCAACCGGTCTTGCCAGTTTTTTCATCAACAGGATATAAACCAATTTCCACACAGGGATTAACAATTAGTTCTGTAGAATCTGACCACACGAATCCCGGCTCTCCAAATTCTCTAACTGATTTCATTAGCTCGGAGAATCGTGAAGGGTCGGACTTATCACGAAGTAATAGAACAGAATTATTAGAACGACCACGTTGAGGATTATCATGAAACCAATTGCCAGTCTTTGCCAGCACCATCTCTTCATCATCTGACGAAAAAAGACAAATCGTAGCACTTCTCCGTACACCGCCAGAAATGACAGCATCAGCAGAATGCATAACCACGTCATAGACATCTATTGGTCTCAGTTTTTTACAAGAACTGAACTCACAGTTTTTTAATGCTTTTTCGAGCACTTTCTTCATATTGCCCAAAGCCTTTTTAAGCGGTTCTGGACCGGGAGCTTTTCCTGAACTTGAGCTTAAGTGTGACCCTGCTGGTCTAATTTCTGAGTAATCAAAGACTACAGTCTTGGCTGTGTATTCTGGAAAGAGGTTGCAATTTTCAAAGTAGCTGCTAACAAGAACGCCAACGGCGTCTGACCACCCCTCTATTGTATCAGGGATAACAAATTTTTTTGTACTCTGTTTCTTGTAGACTAGGTCGGGGAGTTTTTGGACATGGTGTTTCTGTACCGAGAACCCGGTTCCGCAACCGCACAAAAGAAGATACATACACTCCTGAAAGAACCTTGGTCTGTCAATATATGATGCTATACAATTATAGATTCTTGCATTGTGTTTTAATATTGGAGATCCGCCAAATTGGAGCGCACGCTGAGATCCCAGCACTCTCTTCTTATGCATCATATCATAAGCCCAATCAACATCCCCGTTAATTTCAGGGTATTGATGATGCATCATGTCTTTAACTCTGTCAACTGATTCTTTCCAAGTTTCCCTTCTCTTTTTTTCAGGTATCCATCTGGCATACTTAGATACAAAAGTATAGCTTTCCAGTTCCTTGATTGACATTTTGTCCTATTTCTTATTTTTAAATCTTTTGTTTTTAGACTTTGGCTTCGTTCTGATTCTCTTTTTTTCATACCACTCTGACAAATCACTGCCGGTGTCAAAGAATTTTTCTTGGCCATTCGCCATTATTATGGAAAACCTTTTCTCGGAGTTTTTCTCTTCGTTCTCAAACATTACTTCTCCTTGTTCTTTGAGGCGTGGCCAGCCTCTATCATTAACGAAGAAATGTCCTGATCTTCCAAGAAAATTCTTCCAATGACTCTACCAAAAGTAAAAATGTCTTTTAGCTCCCCCTCGTTGTCAGCCGGAATGAACAATGTGACCTCCTTTCCGTCCAGCCTAGTCATTAAGAAGGATCGTGCGGCTATACCCTTTTGTTTTTCTACGATATCTCTGGTTCTAGTCTCTGGCGCCCAACAATCCTGTAACCGAACTCTAAGATATCTTGTTATAGAGAGATCTACAGTATCTCCATCTATTACTCTAACCACCTCTGCCTTGGTGGTGAATCCCTCTAGGGGCTTCTGCATTTTATTTTCTTTCTTCAGCCACGCAGGGGGTCCGTTATGGATGACCCTTCCACTAGGCATTTTTATAAGCTTTTTGTAGGTGGCTAAGGTCGGGGGCTATAAAGTTAATTATAAGACCGTTTTCTTTCAAATGATTATAAACAATTTCATCGTCTTCTGAGTGGCCGTGGGCTTTTTTGTTGCTTGGTATGAACCATTCTCTTACTTCGTTTTGCCACATTAATTTTGCACATCTATGACAAGGAACGTGAGTTATGTAAGCAACCTTTTTAAAAGATGGTTTAATGATCATGTTGCATATAGCATTTTCTTCAGCGTGGACAATAAAGGGGTACTTCATAGGTCTCGTCGTAGGGAGATCGGATGTTTCAACATCTGAACAAAAGCCATTGTATCCTATACTTATGACCCTGTTGTCCTCTCCTACTATAACACATCCGACCCGTGTTTGCGAATCGCTGCTTCTGGTGGAAGCGTAATAGGCCAGCCCCATGAAGTAATCATGCCATGACGGACGATTTTTCATACCTTTTATTTTTTCTACTTCTGCGTTCTTTCTTAAGCTTCTTCTTATCACGCTTGCTTTTATTTCTAACAGTCTTACCCATCTTCAAAAGCTTTCACGAAATTATTGGACATAATATTTTTTAGTTTTCTCCTATTAACATGTCTGGAGAGGATGCATAGATCATAATGATCATTGTATTTTTCCATGTCTGCGGATTCAGAAACAAGAACATACTCGCCTCTGAATCCGAGGCATCTCAGGGCATCTCTCATATGAGAGCCGTCCTCGTCAACGTAGCAGATCTCGACAACACGATCAAGCCCAGAATACGTCATGTCGGTCTGTTCGTGATGGCTTTTCAAAAAACAGAGAGACTTGATAACCTCGGCTCGTCTTTTCAGAGGTATCATGTAATTAACTATCCTGACAACTGGATCTTTCCAGTCACCTAATTTTTCTTCTTCTGTAGTGGGCATCTATTCTCCCTAAACCGGCGGCATAATTTGGTATCGTTGAGCTTGAAGTAATTCCATTGTTATTATTTCTATCATAAATTTTTACAGAGCCATCTTCTAAAATATAAATACAGTCAGCATCATGAATGGTAATCTGTTTTATGTTTTCACGTCTTTGTATCAACTGATGATACCCCTGTAGATGTCCATTAAAGCTTAGGTTACCATAATGTACCGGTTGAGCCTGAATAGTCCACCCAATTGGAGTCCAAATCCAAACCATTTGAACCGGTCTATAGAATTGATTTATGTATATATCAGCATGCCGACTATACCCATGAGTATCAATTGTTTGTTCTATACTTCTAACGAAAATCTGAACATCGGCAGCCTCAGATTCTTCTCCAGAAATAAACGGAACCGTGGCAATCGCAATGGCGCTTGTTTTAAGAAAGTTTCTTCTATCCATTTTATTCTAGCTCTTTCTGATACTATCGCCAACAATCCAAGCACCGCCAACTAGCACTAGGTTGTTAACCTGATCTTCTGTTAGTGGAAGTCCAAGACCGTCAAACAATACGAACACGAAGCCTGAAACGGCAATCCAAAATCTTCTTGAGTGGGTTAGAGCCTTGAGTTTGTCGATCATCTGATTCTCCTTCGTTAATAGAATTAAGTATCGTTTATCACTTTTCCCATAAGTAACGTGGGCCAAAAGTCAGTGACTCCCCCCTCCCGAAGATCTATTAGCGTAATTCTGTCTAGTAATGGATCTCTGGCAATCAGGACACATTGGTGTTTTTTCTTCGTGCATCTTCAAATGATGCTGTGTTCTCAAGATATTCTTTAGGATAGTAGTATCTCTAAAGATCTGCTGTCTGTTCATGTTCTCAAGAGCAACCGATATTGCGGCGGCGGCTTGAGGAGAACTGACAGAAACTGCTTTAACGGCTTTTGATCTTTTTTTATCTTCATTTGAGAAATATGTAGCAAGCCAAAAGTTAACCATGACACAAGTTAAAAATAGTATAATAAGATTAGTTGCTGTTTTCATAATCTTCTCTTACTAGTGGGAGAACCGGGAATTTGAGTGAATCGCCAGTTTTGATAGATATCTTTAGACCTTTGTCACCGGGAGTATTTGATTCTTCCGTGGCCATGGAAGTGATTTCTTGTAAGTTAGGAACTTTGACATCTGTGTCAATAGCCCACAGAATGCCTTGCTTCTTGGCGTAAGATCTCATTCTCCTTACGGGAACAATAAGATTAAAAGTTTCCCCAGCGCCGCGAACAAGCATGCCTACGTACTGACCGGCCTTGTCGCCAGATCGTTCGCTTAAGAAAACCCCACCACCACTGGATCCCGGAAATGCCGTCACTGTGGTTTGATCGAAGACTACGCCGCTTCCGTTACCTAAGTCGAGAACTCTTCCAACTTGAGAGCAAATTCCTCTCGTCATGGAATTCGAGCCAGTTTGGCCTAGTAAACTTCCGACGTGGTATAATTCTGTGCCGATGGATACGGGCTTGCCTTCACCACGATAGAAGACAATGGACTTATTAATAAAGCCCTTCTTTCTAACCATCAAGAGAGCCAAGTCTTCGCCGTTTTCAGAATCGCTATATTTAATAACCTTGGCTTCCATCTTGATCTCACCAACGCGACGACCATCTTCTACCAACTCTTGAACAATTTGAGCATCCTTAAATTCAACAATCTTGATTGTTCTACCATCCTTGATGATCGTTCTAACAGAGCGAAGGCCATCTACAACGTGGGCGGCGGTCCAGACAAAGTTAATCTTCTGTTTTAAATTCGGGGATATTTCAACTTCTCGTGTAACAATTACACCAGACCCTTCCCCGAAACCAGACTTAACAGTGACGGATACGTCCTGTAGATGTTGATATAGTCCGTTATCTTGTGCGCTTACCGTAGACACCATAGACAAGATGGCTACTGTTAGAATGCAAAAGAACCTTTTCATTGTCTTCCTTCCTCATAATCTTCAGATTAAAAAAATTAGTTAATTACTGCTCCACCACCCTGCGCACCTCTTTCCAACTCACGCTGTGGCGTGTTGGCTTCGTTCTCGGCAACGCCGGGAGCGACGGGTACGTTTGGAGTGGCAATAGGACGAAGTTCGTCTTCTGTAAATTCACTACCAAGAGCAGGATGCTTGATCCACTCTATGGTTGGAATATGACTCACATCATAGGTTTCAAAGTGAGCCTTTGTCAAGAAGAACGGAATATCTTCATCGAAAATCTTTTCGCAGTCTATAAGCGGAACTTGGAATAGTTCGGCAGACATCAGACGATAACCTTCTCTGAATAGTTTCTTCATCTCGATAGCAGTAGCTTCGGACCAATCATTTGCCCAAGTGTTTTCACTCAGTTGAGCAATGTTGCTGAGAGCCTGAAGACCAAGCTCAATCCATCTTCTGCAATAGTCGTTCTTAACATCGAAATACCTGATAGGATAAATCTTGAAAGCTCTACGCTCGTGCGTAATATGCTGAGCTTCTAGTCTCTCAACATTATCTCTTTTGGTATTAGTGTCAATTAATCCGCATAGGCGAACAAACATGTTGTGATGCTGTTTTACCGCGCCCAGTGTCGGAGGACCGGGAACGAAACAATCGGTACGAACTGAAAAGGCTTGAAGATGCTCCCCAATTTTCTCAAACACTCTAGCCATAGCTAGGTTATGAGTCTCTTTGTTGTCACCAACATTAGGAATAGCCCACTTAACACCCTGATACATGTAAGGAAGTATAGCGTCGTGAACTGGGATTATTAGATGATCTGACATTATTAATGTCTCCTATTCTATGTTATGTTTTTCTTTGAGTCTTTGTCTAAGTAATATATCCATTTGAGCCATGGTCATGCTCTGATCGTCCTGATACTCGTTCATCAATTCTCCAAAAATGGTCATAATTTGTTCTGCTGTAGCATTTTTTCTAGTGCTAAATGGAATGTTTGGTAGTTGTGGTGGCAGTCCATGCGCGGCCACTGCTTGAGGGTAATGATATTGATTAACTATCGGCGGCATTGGTAAGCCGTATCCAGCAAATCCGGGGTTTAACTGTGCCCTATATCCCTGTTTAGCTAGCTCATCTATCTCGTGAGTCGTCCTTGGATCCGGTAAGTCTTCTGGAGGCATAATGAAGTCGTTTTCATGTTTGTGCTTGTGAGTATGAATATGCTCATGCTCGTGAACATGTTTTGTTGTCTCGTCCTCTTCATTATCTTGGTGTTGACAGTCCCCGGCGGGAATTTCGGGGATATTTCCATCCCCAACATCCCCAATATCATATCCATCATCTTCCGGTTCTTCCTCTTCTTTTTTTTGCTTTCTTTTTCTTCTCCTATTTAGTAGAAATGGGACGCCATACTTCAAGGCTAACATCCCCAAGCTGGCACCGCCAAGAGTAAAGCTGACATTCTCAACAGTATTTCCATTACCTCCGGTGGCTCCATCAAGATAATGTGCCCCCTCCTCTTTAAGATTGCTGATAACCTGATCCTTGTCATGCACAAAACCTAAAAGCTGCTCTATTCTAGAACCCAAAGATTGTTTTTGCCCTTCAACCTTACCAAGAAGATCTCTTAATCCACGGATCTCATCTTCAGAATTTAATAAGTTACTATTTGTTCCAGAAAGCTCAGCTTTGAGACTCTCTGACAGAGCTTCTAAGTTTGAGAGTTTTTCTTGCAACTCTGTAATCTTATCTAGGAATTCTTGACGCTCCTTCTCAAAGTTAGTGGGAGGATCCACAGGACCGCCGGGAGTTGGTCTGCCGGGCCAAGGATTGAACCCACCCCCATCTCCACCTCCATTGGGAGGTTCTGGTTTGGGGGGTTTTGGCGGCGAATATGGAACAAGAGGACACCAAGGAAATAGTCCACTACCATCATATAATTCACCAACTTTTATGCCACCATAGTATCTCGCTGTATCTGCGTAGGAACCGTCTGGAAATTTAACTTGGGGACAAAACATAAAAAACCCACCTTTATCTCTCTTCAAACCGCCCTTGTGGGGGATGATGACATGATCTTCAATCTTAAGGTCGCAGTGAGGACATCTATCTGTAAGTCTTTTTGGCTTTGGATTCTTCTTTTCTGCTTTATGATTATCTGAATTTTTTTCACCAGTACCCACAGTCGGCTCGTCAACCTTTTCTGAAATTACTTTGTATGAAGATTCTATGGGATGTTCTTTACCATTCCCGTCAAGTATTTCGTAGATTTGTTTTAGCGATAGGCCAGCGCCGTAGTCATCTTCTCCGTCATCTGTATAAGCACCATCCCCAATCCGCCAAGCGAGAAGGATGCCGAGACGAGTTTGTGTCTCTCCGTCTTTATCTTTAATCAGAATAAGAACACCGCTTCCAGACTGACCACCAAGAGGCGCAGCATTAAAGCTCACGGTAGCCCCACCGTTTCGGATCACTCTACCTTTCCAAGCACAGGCCCACTGTGCAGAAGGGCAGCCGCCAGCCATAACTAAATCGTTTGGTTTAATTACAGTTCCGCGAGGCGCTAAAGGTATAACTCTTGGAGGGTAACGACCAAAATATTTCTTTTTAATTGATAGGACAGCAAGATCCAAAGCAGTGCCGTCTTTGTAGGCCGCATACTCTGTCTTATAAGGTATCATGGAAGATTTATAGCCATCTTGGAAAAATTCTACATGTCCTCTACTTGCTCTGCCGACCACATGACCATTGGTAAGAACATAGAATTTGTCCTCATCTTGGGCGAATACTATACCGCTACCTCTGGCATTTCTGGCACTAACCCTGCATACCGCTTCTAAGGATTCGTCTATCGTTAGGGGTTGCGCGTTTGCCAGACCGCTGTTTAACAAAAACCCCAGAAAAAGTGATGTCAGGAAAAGGAATTTTTTCATTACAGAATCCTCAAAGGACTTTAGCCCTAATTATTATGCATAGAATTATTAGTGAAAGAGCAAATCCTATAATAAGGAGTACCGTACCTCCCATTACCAGTCCTTTTTGATCGTAAATTTATACTGAAAGATGGCCGATCTAGCTAGGTCTGCTGGGGTGACGGCAGAGTCAGCTAAGTATGGTACTGGATCAACATACGCGATTCTATACCCATATGCTACAGCAGTGCTGCACACAAACACGTTAGTGGGATCGTCATCTTTTACATTCTGTTCTGCTAGTCTACAGAAGGGCAAATAGTGCCTTCCCAGTTTCCAGAAATTCTTCCAGCCATACGGTAGTCCCGTTATGCCTTTCATAACATCGGTAATTCCATCAGCTACTTCGTCAGTAAGTTCGTATTTAACGTCACCAAACTCAATTGAATTTGCAACTCTAAATACATCGATATTATCAGGATGGTTTTCAACCACTCTTTTAAGAGAGACGGCTCTACCA